TTGGTTCGAAAGCAGGATGGCGAAGCCGGCGGCATCCCATGATTTCGAGCTTGAGCGGCCGCCGTAGAGCACGCGGTTGCGCGCCTTGGTGAGCCAGAAGGATTTCAGGCACGGGTTGAGCGTCGGCCCGAGCGTGATCATGGGCTAGAGATCTTCGATATCGAAGTCGAAGTCTTCGTCATAGATCGAGGCCAGCGTCTTTTCGGTCGGCTGGGGATCTGGTGTCGGCAGGCCGGGTAGGGGAAGCGAATGATCCTCAATCGGCGCGGGCACGTTGTTTTCGTCCCACCATTTCGAGACATCATCGGCTTGGCGCTCAGCTTCCTCCGGCACGAACGTGCCGCGCTTCCAGCCGAGGCGCGTCTCGCAATAGAAGATGATCGCCCGGGTATCGCCAGCCTTGATGCGCTTGAGCAGCTGGCTCACGACCAGGCCATCGACTTGCTGCCGGCCCTTGTTCCATTCGTTTTTGAAATGGCGGGTGATGAAGCTGGGTTTGCGGTTGAACTGCGCGGCAATCGATTCCTGGGTATGGCCGGCGACAACCCACATGAGCACATTCATGCGATCTTCGTTCGTCGGCTCATAGCGTGGGCGGCCTACCCGGCGAGCCATTAGGCGGCTTCCTTCACCCTGACGTCGTCGAACAGCCGGCCATCGGCATGCACCGCCTGGCGGCCGGTGAATTCCTGCCAGCGGCGCACGGCGACATCGACATAGACCGGGTTGATCTCGATGGCATGGACATGCCGGCCGGTCATTTCGCCGGCGATGATGGTCGTGCCCGAGCCGCTGAAGGGCTCGTAAACATGATCGCCCGGCTTGGAATTGTTCTCGATCGGCCGGCGCATACATTCGACCGGCTTTTGCGTGGAATGGCCTGTTTCCGATTTCATCGGCTTGTCGATTTCCCAAACCGTATTTTGATTACGCTCGCCATTCCAGTGGGCAGTTTTTCCGCTGCGCACCGCATACCAGCATGGCTCATGCCGGAAATGATAATGACCGCGGCCGATTACGACATTGTTTTTCGACCAGATAATTTGAGCGCGAATTTCAAAGCGCGAAGCTTCCAAGCTTTCAACGACCTGTCTGGCACGCAGGTCTGCGTGCCAGACGTAGGCGACATCTCCAGTGAACAAATCCCATGCCGCGCGCCAATCAGATTTGTCATCGTTGGAAACAGCCCCAACGGCTCGCCCATCGCTGGGCGAGCCATCTGATCGAACGCGCTGATTACGCCAATTCGCGTCATACTCAACGCCATAGGGAGGATCGGTGACCATTAAGTGCGGCCGGGCGCCAGCGAGCGCCAGGATCACCGTTTCTGGGCTGGTGCAGTCTCCACACACAATTCGATGATTCCCGAGGATCCACACGTCGCCGGCCCGGGTAATGGGGTCGATCGGCGTATCAGGGATTTCATCAGGATCGATTTGCCCGACTTTCTCGGCAAAAAGATGATCGAGCTCGCCGGCGTCAAACCCGAGCAACCCGATATTGAAATCAACATCAAGCAATCCCTTCAGTTCGCTGGCGAGCAGCTCTTCGTCCCAGCCGGCGTTCATGGCGAGTTTGTTGTCCGCGATCACCAGCGCGCGGCGCTGCGCCTCGCTCAAGCCGTCGACGACGATGCAAGGCACTCCGGTCATCTCGAGCTTACGTGCGGCCAGCAGCCGGCCATGGCCAGCGATAACATTTCCCTCGGGATCGATCAGCAGCGGGTTCGTCCATCCGAATTCGCGAATCGACGCTGCGATCTGTGAAATCTGCGCTTCGGAATGGGTCCTAGCATTGCGTTCGAACGGAATAAGTGACGCAATTCCGCGGTTTTCTAACGAGCGTGGTTTTGAAAATTCGATCTTTGCGCGATTTTTTGCGGTCATCAGCCAGTCACTTTCTGCGCAAAAATTATGGAAAATTGGGGAGAAAAGCAAATGGGGCTGCGTTTTCAGTTCAAATTACGCGATTTCTGGCGTTCCTCGTGCTGCCGATCCATCTCGGCTTGCCAAGCCAGCATTTCCTGTTGTTGAGCCCATTCCTCCTCAGTGAGTTGCGTCACGTTTTCCGGTTTCTCCCACCATTCGCGATTATCCGGGATGGTTTGGGGATTCATGGCGGCCTGGCGGACTGCCTGATCAAAATATTTGAACATGCGGGGCGGTTTTCCGGCTGCGATTTGCCGCGTGCTGATCTCGGTAATGACCGTTTCGATTTGATCGAGCCGCAGGCCGAGCCCGAGCCATTCTTGCACGTAGCGATGATCGTCGGGAGGAACGACGAATCGGGCTGCCTTCATGAGAACCGCGATTTCCTTCGCCACGCTAGCCTTAGCTTCTTCTATTTCTTTATCCTTCTTATTATTTGTCCCAACATTGTCCCAGGATCGTTGCAAAGATTGTCCCACGGCGTTTTGGTTATCGTCGAGCGCTGATTGGAATTTATCGTAATTACAGATGGTTATTATAAGCTGTTTGCGAAAATTCATTGTCCCAATCATCGTCTCATTATTGAGTTCAATAATGAACCGGCTCACCGATGATTTCGACCAGCGCCACGCCTCTGCGAGATAGCGCAGGGAAAAGCTCAATTGCCCGCGTTCAAGGGTGACCGGGGCGTGCGCGATAAATATTTTGGTCGGGCGAAAAACGGCATGCTCGATAAGCCAGCACCATGCGGCGCGACGCGAATATGGCTCGGTTCCAAAAACCCGATGATCCATCCACCCACGATGCATTTTGTAAAAACTCATGAGGTCCAATCCTTCGATCGAATGGCTTGACTGCCGGTGAAATAATAGATGGTGCGGCGGCCGGGCTTGCCGTTGCGGCGCTTGCGCATGATCAGCTGCAGGTGGTTTTGGCATTGCCGCAGCTGCTCTTGCCATACCTCGCGCCTGGCCGGATCTTTCGGCTCCTGCAGGTAATATTCCTCGCGAAAGAGCATCATCACCATGTCGGCGTCCTGTTCGATCTGGCCGCTATCGCGGAGGTCGGAAAGTTCGGGCCGCTTGTCCTCGCGCTTTTCGACTTCGCGGTTGAGCTGGGCCAGCGCAACGACGTGGATCTTCATTTCCTTGGCGAGCGATTTTAATTCGCGGCTGACTTCGGACGCGGCCTCATAGGGGCTCATGCCCTTTCGATCGGGCCGGATCAGCTGCAGATAATCGACGAACAGCACCTCGAGCTTTTTATTCTTCATGGCCATTCGTCGCCGCATGCGACGGGCCAGGATGAGCAGCCGGGAAAGGGTGAGGCCGCCGCGGTCCTCGATTTCCATGGCCCAACTGCGCATCGTTTCCTGCAAGGCGCGCAGATAGGCTATTTCCTCGCGGGTGACGTCGCCTTTGAGGATCGAATCATAACGGATCGAAGATTGCCTGGTGAGCGCCATATCGCAAAGCATCCGGCGCGCGAGATCCTTTCGCTCCATTTCCAATTCGACGATGCCGACGCCATGGCCGCGTGATGCTAGGCCGCGGGCAAGAGAGCATAAGAGCGCGGTTTTTCCCATCCCGGGACGCGCGGCGATGACACTGAAGCCGGCAGGCGCGAAACCGCCGGTTAATTCGTCGAATTCATGGAGCCCGCTCATAGCACCTTCGACGGCGCCGCCTGCGAGGATCGCTTCCATCTCCTCGATTGCGCCGGCTGAGACGTCGCCGATATGCGCAAGCGAGCTTCCTTCCCGACGCTCGAGCGCTGCGATCAGGGCAGAGTCGGTTTCGTCGACCAGTTCCGACAACGGCTTGACGATATCGGAAGCGCCATCCTGGCAAGCCGCCAGGACGCTTAACAACCTTCTGCGAGCGGCGAGTTCGGCGATTTGCTCGGCCTGTTCCTTGGCCATGATCATGCCGCTGGAAGTGCCGCTCAGCGTGAACAGATAGCCGCTGCCGCCCAGCTTCTCGAATCGCTTGTCCTCCTTGAACAAGGGCGCGAGCGTGAAGGCATTGGCCAGCCGGCCGGCCGTGGCGGCATCCACCATCGCTTGATAAATCGAGCCGTGGACGCCTTCGGCGAAGTCTTCCGCGTTCAGGATATCGGCGACGCTCTCGATGCGCTCAGGGTAGGAGAGGAGCACGCCCAGGAGAGCGGCCTCGGAGTCGATGTTGCTGAGATGCGGTGATGAGGGAATGGGGCTGCGATCGAAATCATATTGGCGATCATCAGCCATGTGGCCGCATCCTTTTATAGAGGTTCGTGAACTGCCCATGTAATCGCATGCGCTCGCGCTCGGCGGCAATGAGCTCGCTGATTTTTGCGCCGGAATAAGCCATACGCTCGAAGCGAACGCTGGCGTCGACATAAGCCTGCCAGGCCGCATTCACGGCCGACTCGGAAACGAAAAGCGGGATCACTTGCGCGGCCATGTCAAGCCGCCTTGCGTTCGTAATGAACCGCGAATAAAACGCGCATATTCTGGTGCCTCCTCTTCAGGCAGTGGAACGGGGACCGGCCGCCAGACCCGGTCCCCACATTCCATAATCCCACTATCCTATGTTACGCAACGGCTTCCAGGCGGTGTTCGTGATCGCGCGCACGGACCATGCGCGCGGTGATGATATGAATATCGGATATAGCCTCCGAAATGGCGCGATCAGTAACGATCAGATGGCTGATCGTGCGCACCGCGTGAATGACTGTCGAAGGATGCCGATCGCCAATGTGGCGGCCGATCATGGAAAATGAACCGATGTCCCACACATGACAAAGATACATGGCAATCTGCCGCGGCCGGGCATATTGGCGCTCGTGCGATTCGCCGCGCAGATCTTCAATCTTGATCTCGAATCGCAACGCGGTCGCGAGCATGATTTCAGCGATCGTTGGCGTGAGCATCAGTAGCGCTCATATTTGATTTCGCGGGCGCCATGATCACGAGCCGCACGCTCGGCCGAATCGACGTCATGATAGGGAATATTGCCCCAATGGCCGGGCTTGGAAAGCCGCGCGCCCTCGCGCTTGCGATGGGTAGTGATGACAAAGATCATAGCCGGTAGCCTCTCCCTTCGCACCAGAAACAGGGTTTTTCGGTGTTCGCCGGATTACGTCCGGTGCCGTCGCAATTCTTGCAGGTCTCGCGTTCACTGCGCCGAGGAACGTCACACATACGTTCGAACAGGGTTTTTCGCTTCGTCATGCGCTGCGCCTTTCGGTCTCCGCTGGGCGGAAATGCCGCGCCAGATAGCTGCTCAATAGAAATGGTATCTTGGCGATTATGGCCGACGCGGCTTTGCGACGTGGCGAGGAGCTTGGCAGCGACGACGCATTCTGATCGAACCACGCTGCGCCAGCGCCAGCGCCCTTTCGGCCTTCGTCCGGTGGCTGGTCAGAAATGCGCGCGGGCTTGAGCTCGGCCAGCGCATGCTTTCCCGCCAGCCGCGTGAAATCCTGCCCACGCTTTTCCGGATCGCTCCAATTCATGCTTGGCGCCTTCACCGCCCTGAATGCTGGCGGCATCAGTGCCGGCACGTCACCCCAGAGATAGAAGGATCCATAATTCCATCTGGCCTGGCCCACCCATTCCTGAGCGCCGCGGACGTTCTCGACGATCATGGGGATATGCCTGCCGGCAGCATCGCAGGCTTCGCGCTGGATACGGAAACATGCATTGAACAAGCGATTGAGGCGATCGAGTTTCTTGCCGGTGGCATCTACACGGATCGCAGCTGCTTTCGCCTTCGCCCGCGTCCACGGCATAGCCATATAGGAATATTCTTGGCAGGGCGGCGATGCGACGATCAGATCCGCGTGCGCGAATTCGGATCCGTGGATGTCGAGCACGTCGCGGAGCTCGAGTTTCGCCGGGTAGCGCATGTCGCCATATTCGTGCGCTTCGATGTCATAACCGATGACGTCCCAGCCTTCGGCGAGCAGCCCATCCGTCCAGCCCCCAAGCCCGCAAAAAAGATCGATGGCAATGGGCTTCATTTGAGCGCACCGCCGAACATCAGCGCATCGCGCCACGGCACCTGAATGCCGAAACACGCGAGGCCATAATCAAGCTGGCCGCCGGCGTCCGCCTCGTTATCGTTTTTCGTGCTCCAGCCTAGTTCTTTGCAGCGATCCTTTGACAGCTGTTTCCAATCGATGCCGCGGCCGGAGCCTTTGCCGAGGAAATGCTTGCGCCAATCCTGCTGTTCGACCAGCCGATAAGGCAGCTCGAGCTTGTAGGCCCACCATTCGGCCATAGCCGCATAGGCGTTCAATTTTTTGATGGTCTGCATGCTCGTTTGCAGCATCATCCGCCCGTCCTTCATTTTCGGCCGAGGATTGATGGGCGCTTCAACGAACAGCCCGCGCAGAGACGTCTTCGCATGCATAAAGTTCAGGAATCGCCGCAGCTTTTCCATGGGAAAGCCCAGCTCCTCGGCGCCGCTGCGCAGGAGCAAGGTGCCGAAGGCCGGAGCGGGCCAGGCAGCATCCCATGCCGCCCAGCCCGCCTCGGTTGCCAGATCAAGCGCGAGATACATCAGTGCGCGGTGGCACTGGTAGGATCGTCGTCGAAATCGGGATCATAGGGCGGCGGGGAAACCGCTTTGTCATCATCACCGCCGGCGAGATCGCTATCGTCGGCCGGCGGCGGCGTGGCAGGAGCGGCCTTCGGTTTTGGTGCCTTGGCCGCCTTGCCCTGGCGCGCGGTTTCCTCGGACTTTTCCCGGCTATCGAGATCCTCGAACAGCGACAGCTGGAACTTGAGCCCGAGCGCCTCACGCGCGATCGCATAGCCTTCATCATGGCGCTGGCGGTCTTCCGGATCCGCATCACGCATGCGAATCGCCAAGTTGAGCGCGGCCGGCGGGATGCCGAGCGTTTTGCATTTCTTGCGCTCAACATTCATTTCGTCGCGCAAATCTTTTTGTTGTTCGCGCAATTGAATGATGCGGCGGACGGACGCCCGCACCTGTTCTTTGGTTTCGGTTAGATTGGTAACGCCGTGCGTCGGGGAATCGCCAGGCTTTGCTTTCCGTGCCATTTTTGCCAGTCCTTTCTAGGGGTTTAAGGGACTTCCTCGTATGCGACGATGTCCCAATCGCAATCGGGCGGGAAGGGTTTGCCCCATTTCCACCGCCATTTTTTCGAAGGCAAGGTGATGTCCGATTCCTTGCCGTTTCGAAACTTCACGCGGCATCGGCGCACGCGCTCGGGCTCCTCGCGGTCGAACAGCGGATCGTCGCCGCCCGTGTGCGGGTGCCACGTCATATGAAAATTTGAACGTCGTCGGCGCGCTCGAGCAGCCGCCGGCACGGCGCCAGCCAATCAAGCCGTGGCGGACCGCTCGGCGCGAGATCATTCCGCCAGATGAGCCAGGCATAGCTGGTGGCGGTCGATGCCTTCGGATCATAGCGCCCTTTGACCATAGCGACGCGCTCGGTATGAATGAGCACCGCCCACGGAGGCGTGTCGCGATAGAGTGTCTCGAAGCGCTCCTGGCCTTCCAGGAAGGCCGATCGCACGATGCAGGCGACGCCGATCTTGCTGATCTCGAGCGCCCGCTCGATGAATTGCGCCGCCAGCCGAAAGGGCGGGTTCATGAACGTCCAATCGGTCTTGAGAAAATCACTCGAGGGACCGAACAGATAATCGCGCTGGGGAAAGCCGCAGCCATAATCATGCACGTCGGCCGCCATCACCGTATCGAAATATTCGCGGAGCGGGCGCACCATATAGCCGCGGTTCGCGCATGGCTCGCGCACGTCCATCGTCTGCAGGAGCTGGCCGCGATCGCGCAGCCATTCGCAAACGGCCCGGGTAGCCCAGGGCGGCGTGCAAAAGTCATCAAGCGAGTCGTGTGGTTCAACACGGCGCTGCATCACCGCAGTCGATCTATTCTGCGGCATGCTTATTTCCCTTTTTTCGGTTCGCATCCCCCGTCAGGATTTGTAGATTCCAAGGAACATGCAGCCCACATACTAATCGCCCATTGATCGGGATAATATGATCGACCTGCCATTCGCCAATGCGAGATGAGGCTTCTAGATAAAATTCCCGAATCGCTGCCATCTGTTCGGCAGACAGCCAATCCGGCGTAGCTCGCTTTTGCTTCATTCGCCTTGCAGCAATGATCGCGGCACGCTTACCCTTGTTTTTTCTACTCCATTCCACCGCACGCGCCTTTTTAGGCGCGGGATCGCGATGATATCGCAGCCGATCTTCTATGCGGCGTTTCTCAATGTGACGATTGCGCGCATCGCGAGTCTTCTCTCGGCTCGCTTTGATGTCCTTATGGTAGCGCCGAATATTCCTGGTCCGCGCACGTTCGGGGTCAGCAGCATCTTTTGCGGCTCGACGCGCATCAACGCATGCCCGACATTCACGGTTAGTCAGCGATCGCTTGGCAATGTGGCCTTTGGAGCATGGAACGCCGGTAAAATACCAGCGTAGCCCCCGCGCTTTGGCATCGCCGATCGAGACGCTATCATGCGGCTCGGCACGCTGTTGCATCACGGCGCTAGACCGATTTTGACCGCTCGGCTGGCGCCCCATCAGCGCATCGTCCACGTCGTCGACGAAGATCCGCCGCCGAAGCTCGTGAATGAGGCCGGGCTGTCGGTTTCCCACGAATAGCGCGTCGCGAATTCCAGCGCATCCTTGATATGGGATTCGCGCAGCTTGATCAGTTCGATCTGGCGTTCGGTTTCCTTCAATCGGCCGGCCAGGACATGGTGAATGATATCGGCACCGGCGCCATTATGCCGAAGCCTGGCGATGCACGTCTGCAGGCTCGATTTCAGCTGCATCACCTGGCTCATCTGTTGGCGATTAGCTGTCCGCTCCTTGGAAATATTCGACCGCATCGACGCAACGACATCGACGCGCTCGAGAGAATGCATCGAAGCCGCGACCGCCTCATCAAAGGCTTT